CTTAGAGGCTTCTGCTACTTCCCCGCCAACGGTTGCGATTGAATAGTTGGAAACACGAGTTAAAAGAAAATCCTCAACCGCAACTTGTGAGGTATTGGTCTGAGCATTTGCAAAGCTAGCGCTTCGACCTGCGGGATCCCCATAGACATTGACCAATGGCAAATTGCGGCCGCCGAACGATGCAAATTTTGGTAGCATCCCTAGTGCCGGTCGTCGTTTTAAAGTTGTGTTGCTTAGGTTCGACCCTGAATAAATTTGTTTAAGGGCCGAATCGAAATTAGTCATGTTTGTAATAGCCATCTTAATAATCTCCTTAAGTGGTTTTAAAATCTCTTAAGACGAACTAGGCCCAATCGCTTGGGTTAATAAGCTTAGAAGCTTCGCGCAAAATCTCATATTCGGACAACTTAGACCTGTCCGGAACTTCGGCTGGAGGCGTCGAGCTTATTGCGTTCGTCAACGTTTTAGTTTCATCACCACTAGGACTCTTGGCTATTTTTTCAGTGCTTGGGTTTTCATTGGTGGGCGCATCCTGCAACCCTAGAAGCGCTCTAACGGCGGCGCTCTTTTTTAGGCTCTTAAGTTGTTCGACCAACTCACTTTGAACTCTACGCGCTGCATCACTTGGCGTCAATACTTCTCCATGCTCGGACGCATAACTAGAGGCTAGATTGAAAATAAGGTTTTCCGCGTCGGGATAGTCGCGCATCAATTCGAATTCATCCCCTTGAAGCGCTTTCTTTACGTCTGCCTGGTATTCTCTAACCATGCGTTCGTTCTGTTGCTCTTGGATTGTCTGCCGAAGCTTTACTTGTTCTTCGCGTAGCTGTTCCAGTTCGCTTTGCTGCGTTGACTTTGTCCGTCGAATCAACTCCTCGGGCGACGCGGCGCCATCGTTCAAAACCCGGTTAGCTAAATCGTCAAAGGTCAATCCTGACTTTTCCAGGAACTCGACAGGGTTATCCATAAAGCCGCCCTGGAGCTTTGCAATCTGAGCCTGCGCCGCGTCGAGTTGTTGACGCAAACCGTCAAGTTCTTGGCGCTGCTCTTTTACCTGGTTCCGCTCCTGGAGATTCCGCTTTTCTGCTGCCTTTATTGCCGCCCATGAGCGCTCGTAATGGTCGGGCTCCGGCTTTTCTTCCGGTTTTTCTTCCGGGTTGGTCATATTCTGGGGGGGTGGGGGTGTAGAATCCTCCTCGGGGGTGGGTGCCGCCTCCGGCGCTTCTGCTACAGGTTCAGACACCGAATCCAATATTTCCTTAAGGTTTAAATCACTCATTGCATCCTTTTAGTTGACCAACTCGGGAATGGGTCCCGGTGGCATTGCAGGGCTTGGAGGTGCCGATTCTGCCGGTAGTGGTTCGATTGGTGGTTGCCCCGGCATTGGGGGCGGGGGTGCTTCTGCCATTGATTGCAATTCGTCAATCGCTTCAATCCAACGGCGTAAAAGTTCAACGCGGTCTAGTGGTGTTCCGTCGTTCTTTGCTTCCATTAATGAAACAGAGGCTACTTTTCTAGCTAAATCTAAATCCATAATGGGGTCGGGCGCCTCATATTCGCCTTTAACTAGAATCCTCTCGATATATTTTTCGGCTAGGTTAAGCGGGGCATTAATCAAGGCGGCCGTCTTTTCGAGGTCTGGAATTTTTAAGTAGTGGATTAAGCCTTGCGCGGCCTCCGGTGCAAATTGCGCCAAGTCCCGCAAAGCTGCAAATTTTCCTGCGGGAGTCCCGGCTAAATAGCTAACCGGGGCGCACTGCATGGTATACTTGTCTTTCTCGATGCTGATGTCTGAAAAGTCGATTTCCTCGATAGCCTTTTCACCCGCTGCCAATACCCGCAAAGAACCCCCGCCTGATTCGGTTATATCTCTAGCGGTTTGGTTCATCTGCTCCGCAATGCTTAAATGAAAGCGCTCCCAATTTTGCGCGACGTGTTGAAATCGCTTCGAGCCGATATCGTTGTAAGTTCTTAAAGCTTCACCACTGTTCAAACCGGCAGGTTTTAGCGATGTGGCGGACATTTCAGAAAGCCCCACTTGTTGAAAGGCTCGCCTGTAAAGACTGTCGAGATATTGGTTAAACATCGGACTAACGGGGTTAGGCGTAAGCATCTGAGGGGGTACGTCCCGATAAGTATTTATTGCACCAACCTGATTGGTGAAAGAGCCCTTGGCAATGCCTGAACCCTTTTTCATCCAAACTTGACCGGCACTCGCTGTGAAATGCTCCTGAATTTTTCGAGCGATGTAGTTAATCTCAATCTGAATACTAGAAAGCTCTTCGGCTATGCCGGAGCCCCAAAACCCTAGGGGCGCTTTCTGCCATCGGAAGAAACTAAAAGGGAATGAATCGCGCTCGTATTTTTCATCTATAAGAACTTTATTACTAATACATACGACGTGCCGACCATCGCCCGCGCCGGGATAGCTCGGAAGGTGCCAAGCCTCAACGACCGAAATCATATCCGCTAGGGTGTCGGGCGAATAGGAGTCATCGCTTCGGATTAAATCGGCGCTCTCTACAAAGCTCTTTGCCCTAGGCCAAACCTTCGCAGCAACTCCCCGAACGACTTCTTTATGCTGATAGATACAGCGAGGATCCCCCATCATTGACTCTTGCTCGTCCACAAGAATTTCGTTGGGAAAAATTCGTTCAGTCTTTATCTCCCCTTTATCGTGGTAGATTTTTTCTATGCCTGTCCCAAAAATGCACGCATCCCTAAAAATGTCTAAGCTTTTAGCGTACTGGTCGGTGGCGTAAAACTGGCCATTAATGAATTTGTTGAGGCTGTCCGCTTGGCGCCGCATTGAAAAATCACCGTCTATTGTGAGGTATTCGGGGCGCGGTCGGTTGGTCGCAATATGAGCTACTGCCGCGTCAATAACCGAACGGATTACATTAAGCCGCAAGCGCTCGCCGTTGTCACTTACCGAATAAGAACGCGAAGAAAGCCCCGACGCTAACCGATTGGAATAAAGGCGCAAGTGATGAAGGTTTGCCTCTCGTGGGCGCGTTTGGTGCTCGTCCAAATATTCGACGATGGAAAAAATAGATTGCGATACATCATCACGGTTCAACCACCAGTGGCGGCGCATATCTTCGAGAAACATTTTAGGCCCCAATTAGCTAGAGTAATACAGAAGTTCTTCGCTCTCGGTTAACTCTTGAGTGCTGTTTGTTTGCTCTTTTTGCATGACGCCCCGCATAAGCTCTTCAAGCTTCATATCGGGCGCCGTTGGCTCTAGTGCGGCTGGTGCAAATTCAACTTCAATCTCTTCGCACTTTAGCCGCATCACGTTATTATTGCGCGCCCAGTCTAAAATTTCCATCATGTTTTTATGCGTCATCGTTCGCGCCCTTCTTCTCTATATCGAGTAATGTCTTCGTCCTCTTCTGGTTCCTCGTGGTCTTCCGGGTCTTCTACTTCTCCCTTTAGCCAAGCAAGGTTGCTTTTGTAGCTTCCGGGGTAGCAAAACCGGCAGTCAAGAGCCCCACAATAGCAACGCTCAAGCGACATTCTCAGACCACCCGTTTTTAGCATTCAAAGCATCAATTCTTTTTTGCTCTTCAATAACATCCCGCACGCTCTCAGGAATGCTCGTGATGTCTATTTCAATGCGATAGCCCCGTAAGTGCTTAGGCCGGTCGCGGTCGCTTGGAGGGTTGCCGGTTCTTAAAGCGTAGTGGTTTACGTTGTCTTCTGGGAACCATAAATGATTCACCGACATGTCGGGTTCTTGCCCCGTCTTGGCTTCATTTAAAAGCTTGTTAACGGTGGAACTTATGACGCGCATTCTAACCACGTCGATTTCCCATTGGGATAACGGGACCACTTCCCCAACTTGGGCGCACTTTAGCTTTTTATAGGGAACCCGCGCTTTGTCTTTTTCTGTCTTCGCGTGCTGCTCGATTAGCTCACCGACGATGTGCGGCGCGTCATGTTCGTCAACCTTGTCCGGGTCCGCCATGTCTGTACCGATAAGATTCTCCGGGAGTCCTTTAAGGTGCTCCGGCAGGTTCTTGAATCGGTGCTTGTGGCCTTTAACTTCGCGCTTGTTGCCCTTAGCGTCTAAAATATAACGGCTCATTTTTTCTTTTTCTTCTTCTTTTTCATTTTTTCGGCATGGTCAATCAAGGCTTGCTTTAGCTGGTCGTAGCCTTTTTTGTCGTAGCTGTAATGTTTACCTTGGAATTTAGGCATTTTTTTTATCGTTTCCTTTAGCTCTAGCGGCTGCAACGGGTACAAATTTTCCCGCCCGCCTGATGATTTTTGCTCGCTCTTCTGGGGTGGTACCATGGCCTCGAAGTTTCAACGCTGCCATGGCTGACTTTTTATCGAAAATAGGGAATCGCTCTTTAGAAATCGTCGCCGTTTTTTCTCTAACGGGTGCCTTAACACTACCGCCCGGTGTCCGCTTTTTCTTCATACGCTTTAAAGTAGCATCGCTAATCTTGCCTTGTTTATTCAACTTATCGTAATCAGCCATTGAGAACCCTCCTGGTCATACACTAGCACAACTTTTTATTTGTCCCACCAACTTTTAGGATTATTAAACTCGTCCAACTCCTGCTCTAGCATCTTATTGCATATATATTGGTCGTAGTCTTCGCTGCCCGGTAGGGGCGCCTCTATGATAATGTCCGATATCCACTTGCCCAAAGCTCTCGCCACCGCTGGCGCAAAATCGCAGTGCCTTTTGTCTGCGGTGTGGGGAAAGTGAATAGAGATACCTGATTGAGTGACGCGCCGTTTAACCAATCTTAAATCCTTTAAAAGATACTGGTCGGGGGGAATCTGAACGTTCCCTTGCTGAAACTGGCTTTGTAGTTCCATAAAAAGTTGTGTCTTGTTTTGCTTCGTCCAGGGCTCAATGATTAATTCCAAGCCGTATTGACTAGCCAAATCCTTCAAAGCATCGGCGGCGAATTGGTCGGTATAGGCCCAATTGGTGTTGTAGTGAAAGCAGATTTGCGCGGCCTCCTGCAAAACGTCACGGGGGCGGATAGGTTCGAGCGCCGAGCCTTGCCACTGCTTGCAATAGGCTATTATCTTTTTATTGCGTTTGCGCGTGGCAATCACTAAAGTCCACGCGGCTGACCTCGTGCCCGGGTCCATCGAAGCAATGTATTCTTGGGATTCGACGGGGTCGAGCACCATCTCATCGCGGGTTGCCTCTTCGAGA